AATATAAAACTATTTGGGAGATTTCACAGAAAGAATTGATTAACATGGCGGCAGACAGAGCACCATTTATTGATCAATCTCAATCTATGAACATTTATATGCCGAATCCAACATTGTCAAAGATTACTTCTTCACACTTCCACTCTTGGGAAAAAGGATTGAAAACTTTGTGTTACTATGTAAGAACAAAGGCAATATCGACAGGAGCGAAACATTTGGCGGTTGACATTTCAAAAATTCAAAAACCAAAACCTCAACAAGAAGTACCTAAAGTAGATTATAGTAGTATGAATTTACCACCAAAACCTGAAGGTATCGAAATTGAATGTTTTGGATGTTCATCTTAAAACAATTTAAATCCCAACTTATGTTGGGATTTTTTATTTTGGGCTATTTATAAGGAAACTAATCGAAGTATATTTATCTTTATGGCGAACGGAGTTACATATGGATTAAATTTCCCATTTCGGGATTCTCGACGTGGGGATTATTTGGAACTCACAGAATTTGAGTCCCAACAAATCAAATCGGATTTAATACATTTATTATTAACTAGAAAGGGAAGTAGATATTATTTACCTGAGTTTGGTACTAGATTGTATGAATTTATTTTTGAACCATTTGATGGTTTGACATTTGACGCTATACAATCGGATATTAGAGACGCGGTTGAAACCTTCATGCCAAACTTATTATTAAATCAAATATCTATTACACCAGCTGATCCTGAATTAGAGGTTGATACAATGTTGGGTGAAAATACTGTAGGGACAAGTGAATCGCCAGTTTATAGATTTCCAGGAAAAGGGACATCTGAGTATACTGCAAAAATTAGAATAGATTACGCGAACAATAGAAGTTCTTTTGCTCAAAGTGATTTTGTTATTATAAATATTTAATATAAATGGCTAATCGTAAAATATCATATACCACTAGAGATTATCAGGGGATAAGAACCGAACTATTAAATTATGTGAGGACTTATTATCCCGAGCTCATACAAGATTTCAATGACGCTTCAGTATTTTCTGTGTTCTTAGATTTGAATGCCGCGGTTGCTGATAACTTACACTACCACATTGATCGAAGTATTCAAGAAACGGTTCTTCAATACGCGCAACAAAGATCTTCAATATATAATATAGCAAGAACTTATGGTTTGAAACTTCCTGGCCAAAGACCATCGGTATCTTTGGTTGACTTTTCAATCACAGTCCCGGCGTTCGGAGACAAAGAAGACGAACGATACCTTGGAATTTTAGCAAGAGGATCTCAAGTCACTGGAGCGGGAATTGTATTTGAGAATGTATATGATATAGATTTCACATCTCCTTACAACGCTCAAGGTTTCCCAAATAGATTAAAAATACCTAACTTCAACGCTAATAATGTTTTAGTTAACTACACAATTACCAAAAGAGAATTAGTTGTAAACGGTGTTACCAAAGTATTCAAAAGAGTCATTACTCCAAATGATGTAAAACCATTCTTCGAACTATTCTTACCTGAGAAAAATGTTTTGGGAATTACGAGTGTTTTATTAAAGAGTGGAACTGAGTATACTAATTTGCCAACTACAGCTGAATTTTTAGGTTTGTCTAATAAATGGTATGAAGTCGATGCATTAGCTGAAGATAGAGTTTTCATCGAAGATCCAACTAAAGTTTCAGATCAACCTGGTATTAAAGTAGGTAGATATATTCAAACTTCTAATAGATTTATAAGTGAATATACTCCTGAAGGATTTAAAAAACTCACATTTGGAGGTGGAACAAATACCGCTCAAGATGCTCTTGATCAGTTTACAACCTTAGGTGCTACCTTAGATATACAAAGATATTCAAATAATATATCTTTGGGATCGGCTCTTACACCTAATTCAACACTATTCGTTCAATACAGAGTTGGTGGGGGATTGGGAACAAACTTGGGGACAAATGTAATTACACAAATCGGAACAGTTTCTTTCTTTGTCAATGGACCATCCGAAATTACGAACTCCTCAGTTGTAAACTCATTAAGATGTAATAACGTCACTGCTGCAGTAGGTGGCGCTGGATTACCTTCACTGGAAGAAATCAGAAATTATGTGTCATTCAACTTCTCAGCACAAAAGAGAGCTGTGACAGTTCAAGATTACGAATCTATAATTAGAAACATGCCATCAGAGTTTGGGGCACCTGCTAAGGTTTCTGTCACTGAAGATAACAACAAGATTCTTATTCAGCTTCTATCATACGACACCTCAGGTAAGTTGACCAACATTGTTTCGAATACTTTGAAACAAAACATTGCAACTTATTTGTCAAACTATAGAATGATGAATGATTATATTTCAATTCTTACTGCTGAAGTAATAGATCTGAGCTTAGAAGTATCGATAGTTCTTGATTCCGCACAAAACTCAGGACAAGTAATTGCTGATGTTGTTGATAGAATATCAACATACTTCAATCCACAAACACGACAGTTGGGTCAAAATGTTTATTTGTCTGAAATACAAAGTATAGTACAGAATCAAAATGGTGTATTGACTGTGGCTGGAATTAAAGTGTTTAATAATGTTGGAGGACAATACTCTTCAGCTGAGACATCAATGCAATATTCGAATCCCGAAACACGAGAAATTCAACCAGTAGATGACACAATATTTGCGCAACCTTTCCAAGTCTATCAAGTTAGATATCCGGCAAAAGATATCAAGGTGTCCGTGAAAAACTTCCAATCTATAACCTTTTCTTAATAGGTTTATTATACTCATTTCTTGTTTATGATTTAAGGTGTGTGTTAGAAAATAACACCTAAACTATTTATAAACTAAAGATAATACATGGGTGATTCATATAGAATTAGGACCGAACTTGGAACCAACAAATCTATAAATTTACAGTTGGACCAAGATTTCGAGTTTCTAGAAATCCTATCTCTCAAGATTCAACAAAGTGAAATTTACACAAGGAGTTGTGCTGACTATGGCGTTTTAGTTGGTAGAGTCACCGCAAACAACGGATTTGGACTACCAAACGCGAGAGTTTCAATTTTCATTCCTATTGAACAGATAGATGAATCAAATCCAATTATCTCAAGTATATACCCTTATAAATCTCCTACTGATAGGAATGAAGATGGGTATAGATACAACCTATTACCCTACAATCCTTCATATTCAAAACATGCCGCAACTGGTACATTTCCCACAAGATCAGATGTATTGACTGGATCGACTGTGGTTGAAATCTACGACAAATACTTCCGATTTACATCTAAAACTAATGAGAGTGGTGATTACATGATTATGGGAGTTCCGTTGGGAGAACAAACCATAGTTATGGATGTCGACTTATCTGACATTGGTGAATTTTCACTAACGCCACAGGATTTGATTAGAATGGGTTTGGCAACGGAAGCACAAGTTGCTGGGAATAGATTTAGATCATCAACTGATTTAAATTCTCTCCCACAAATTATCAATCTATCGAAGACTGCAGATATTTCTCCACTTTGGGGAGATCCTGAAATTTGTCAAATATCAATCAACAGAGTTGATTTTGATTTAAGGGACGATGCTAATGTTGATATTCAGCCCACCTCAGTATTCATGGGGTCAATGTTTTCTTCTCCTGATAAGTTCAGGATTAGGAAGAACTGTAAACCTAAAGATAACTTAGGTAATCTATGTGATCTCACATCAGGACCAGGTCAAATATTGGCAATACGTCAAACTATAGATCAAGATGAGGATGGTAATCCTGTTTTGGAAGTTTTCGAGTTGGAACAAGCTGGAAACATTATTGATGGGGATGGAACGTGGTTGACTGAGTTACCAATGAATTTGGATTATGTTATCACCAACGAATTTGGTGAAAGAGTTGTCTCTAATGATCCAACTTTGGGTATACCAACTAAAGGGAAATATAGATTCAAAATCAAATGGACGCAACCAAATGATTTGACTATGCAAACAAGGCGACCAAGTTATTTGGTTCCTAATGTAAGAGAATATGGGTGGTTAGACCCTGACGTGGACCCAACAAACTTAGGGAGTCAAACACAGAAAAAAACTCAAGAAAGCTCATATTATTTTGGGTTAGCGTGGTCAGGGTATACAAATGGATTTACTGGCACGGCCCAAATAGATAGGTTAAACGAAATTATCGACTGTGAAGACACGTTCTATCAGTTTCAATTCAACCGAGTGTATACAATTTCATCGTTGATTGACCAATACAAAAAAGGTGATGGACGAGGAAAATTTATTGGGATTAAAGAAATTGATGATGATTCTTGTTCAAGTACAATAAATAAGTTCCCAGTCAACGACGGTTTTAAAAATTTCGACTTATTATATTTTCTTTTTTCAATAATTTTCACTGTCATACAATTTGTTGGGTCGGTTTTATTAGTTGTTGCCCACCTTTTACTTTTCATATACACCACAGTCATTGAAGCTTTGTGTTTTTTATGCGGAATTAAAATTCTACGTTTGAGACCCTTCGCGTTTATTTGTAGAGTTCTAAGGATCAAGTGTGAGACAAAAAGTTTTTTGGTACGTTTACCAATGCTAACTTACCCTGATTGTCAATCATGTACTTGTACAGAAACTAACGTTGACTCATCAGCTCTTTTAGGAGGAACTAATGGAGTGTTGACATATGTTTCCTCACCATCAAGTTATTATGATGGATTACAATCTTTGTTTGGTGCAGATGGAACACCTTCTGAGGATGTCCAACTCAAATCTTTGATTTTCTCAGAAGCCCTCGGAGGTAACGATGACTCAGTAACAGATTTAAACATATTTAAAACACCGGTGTCTCAAGTTGTTAGATTTCTATCGGACGAATCTGATGAAAGAAAACACTTTGCTTATTCAAAAAGTTTGTCATTAGGTGAGAGAATAAACTTGTTTAATACAAGAAAATCTTATTTCGAGGAATTGAATAAAATCAAAGTCACTTTTTCTAAAAATTCAAATTTAGGAAAGTTTCACTTTGATAACTCAGTGACTATTTTGTCTAACCAATTTTATGAGTCAGGACAATTACTAACAACGGTAAATCCTGCAACATCAACTGACAAAAATTTCTTTTTTATAACACAAACTAATAATGGATTAGTCAATGGAATTACAGGGACAACGATTCAAGGATCAACAAATGTTACAGTGAATTATGCTTTAACCGAACTGACAGATACCAGTGTCTCATATTACCTACCAACAGGAAGTACTGTAACCCGTCAACAATATCCTCAAGACAGAGAATATTTTCAAGTTGTGACGGCAATCACAATATCTGACGCAATAAAAATATGGAGTACTAGTGATTTGGAAACCTTCCCTAATGTTTTGAGTGCTCCATCAAGAATATTTTTGGCTAAGCATAGGAGTACAATAGGATATAAGGAAGAGGAAAATCTTTTGATAAGTCCACTTTCGGTACTAGAAAATTTAGATAGTCAATACATTTTAATCCTACAAAGAGGTGTCGATCCATATTCTCCAACATATGAGAACGAATATAAACTCGGTAGAATATTTGGTAAAAATATAGATGATAGTAGTTTGACAATAACTGCTACAACTCGATTGAACATTCCTATTCAAAAGTTGACACAGACAAATATTTCTGTGCAACCTTTCAACCAAAATGGAATGTTTTATCCATCTTATTTTTTCCAAGCTGGAAATGGGTTCAGTGGATTTACAACTTCCACAGTTGGTTATTATGGTAGTTTGGATGCAACACGTGACACAATAGGTGATGGGTTGAACAAGAGAAATATCGGAGGTGTAATTGGGATGGTTTCAGCAACTAACAATGATTTTTATTCCTCAACGCAAAACGCCGCGAAATATGATTTATCCGAAGATGTTTCGGGAGCGTCGTACATATATGGAAACATTACCGCTGGATTTAGTTTTGGTTATAGGGATGTAAGATTTATATATTTGACACCAAATGCATATCCGACATTGACTGGATCCCCAATGTCTATCTCATCCAAAGTTAATAATGTAATGAGAACTGACAGATTACCTTCATCTGATGCGTTGAATGGTAGCGCTTGGACTACAAATCCTGCATTGTTACAACAAAACAACAACTTTATATTTTATGAAATACCTGAATTAGATGAACCTACAGAATTGGTTGGATATGCTACGGGTGCACAAATTGCTACTGCTGATTTAGAGGGGCTACCAAATGAATTGACGGTATTATCAACATTTGATTGTGAGAACATGGTTGGGTTGGATTGTTATACAGGTTTTGGTGATAACTTTGAAGTTAATCAGGAGTGTACAACGAAAGATGCGGTTGAAAAAGGTTGTTATATTTTTATGAGGAGACCTGGTTTGGATTTGGTTAAAGATCTTGGAAACTTTGGAGAATGGGCTTTTAGATTTAGATTTTTCTATGCTCTATGTCGAGGGGTTCTCGCTCAATCATTTATGAACAATTGGGTGAATGGATCATTATATTTTTTTCCGATTCAAGTTGATACTTTCTATAATAAACAAAATAGAGTTGGACAAGTTAGATTTTGTGAAGATGTTGTGTATTACAATCGGGATAGTAATAATTTCTATTATAGAAGTAGTCCTTATAACAATAATAGTAATAAATTCATAGGTAAGAGATCGGATCAAACAGGAGTCAACGATCTAAATCTATTGTTTCCTACGACTGTAATCAACTTAGGCATGAAGGATTATTTCTATTCTGAAATAACATTTGATCCTTCAACTCGAGGATTTATATTACCAAACATTAACCCAACAAGTTATGCTGACACTTCGGACTTGGTCAACCTTTTTGTAATATCTAGAATCACTGATGAAAATTTCTTACAACAATTGATACCTTTGGGAGATAACTCAATAAACCAATTGTTCTCAAGAGATGAGAGAAGAATAGATGGGGATTTAGCTCAGTTAATGTCAATTAACAGTGAAATTGGGAATATCAATTTTTCTCCTGAGTATTATGACAACGTGCCGGGTGAAACTAATCAGCCAACACAAATTCTTGGAACCGCAAAGAACCCGACAATTGCGGTGTGGTTTTCTTCAACGACAGAAGATTTACAAACTAAGGACTATCTAACACCAGGTAAAATCAATTTTAGAGGAGAAGATAACATCGGATATTATCCATACCCGTATGAAATAAAATCTCAACAAGTTCCATTCTATCAGTGGAAGTTAGATAATACAAAATTGATATTCGGAACTCAAGATAATACGTGGGCGACATCTTCTTCTGATATTGTTCAAAACACTAGATACCAATCTTTGGATAGGTATTCAACAAGTACACCTTATTTCTTAGGATCGAACGCTATATCTAATGACTTGAATGCTCGAGGGTATATCTTTAATGTGAATGGAACCGTAGGTGATGGGCAATACCTTTCAACGGGTGCAATCAAACAAAAGTTTGTTGTGGGAGCTCCATTCCAATTCTATTTCGGAACCATAGTTGGTCAAACCGCTTTGGATAAATTCAAAACAAAATACTCCGTAGATGAATAAGTATACTTTAATACCGAGTGGACTAAGATATAAAGGTGCTCCGTCTATTGATGAAGAACTCTCTATCACATTACAGCAACAAGGCCAACAGATTACTGAATATGATAGAACTCAAACAATCAACTTAGCTCAAGTTTATGAAGATGAAAGACAAACCTGTACAGTTTTTAGACCTACTTTTAAAATAACTTATTTATATGATAATGTTTATGACGGAGTAACAACTTATCAACCGTTCGAATATAATCTATATTATACAGACCCGAGTAAATCAAAACAAAGTGGTATATGGAAAGGGTTTCCCCAATACTATGAGTTTGATTTCTATAGACCGAACGTGAATGACTCTCATTTTTCTTACAAATCTAAAAGTGCTTACACTTATAATTGGATGTATTATTTAACATATCCATTCAAGAATGACTATGAGAAAGAGCTGACTTATTATTCTTCGGATGATAATAACATAACTTGGGTTGCATCTCAAGGAATTCCGTTCACCATACAAAGGACTACACAAAATGGAAATGGTCTCATTTCATTTATTTGTATTGCTCCTCATGGATTAACTCCAGGAGAGTATGTTGAACTATCTTTAACTTATCGAGATTCAAATATCTTTCAAGTATATTCTTTAGGGAATGGTAAATTTGAAAGTGATGTACACGTATTTAATGTGTTCAATATTGGATACACAGGATCAACATTTAATAATGGAGTTGAAGGCACGTTCAAAAGAGTCATTAACCCTGATAATTTGGAGGAAACGAAATCAAAGTATTATATAAAACAATATAAGTTTCTAACAAACATAGAAGATCTTGCAATGACAAAGGCGGGATTTGAGAAAAACGTATTCAATGAAGAGAAAAAGATTGAATATAGCTCAATAACACCAAATTTAGTTACAAGAATTTCTCAAAAAAATAGTAGTAACACTTACGATGTTACAACAAACTATGATCTCGATCTTGTAAATTTGTTGGACAATCAAAAAAGACCAATCAATGAAATTAGTTTGACAATCGTCAATAAAGGATATTCAGGGTATTTCAATCAACCTTTGAATAGAATTGGTATCAAACAAGGGTGGGAGTTCAATTTAACAAAAACCACTAATCCATGGTGGGATTTGAATAATGAAACGTCAAATTCTAATGTATTAACTTCAGCATATACTCAAACAAATGGATCAACAAAAACTTTCTTCTACAACTTAGATTTGAAAAAAGATGATGTTATGGATGGAGATTTTTGTGAATGGAATGATTATGAACAAACAGAGAGAGTTGTTTCACCATACTATCATAAGATAAAATTCAATCAAAATGTTTTCCAATCAACTCCTGACTATACAACTAACCCACCAGGATATTATTATACACCACATAATTCAATGACTTTGAAAGTTTTTTCGGATTATGTTGAGACAGGTGAATTAGAAACTATAGACGCAACTCCAAGTTGGGCATTTTACTCCACAGCGGATGAACAATTCAGATGGAGAGACTTATATACCTATGGATATATTGACAACTTAGGTAGGGGAGTAGACTATCCATTTATGAATACTGCACAATATCCATATACAAGTGTAGTATTTAGACTAATCCCTGAAGGAATAAACTACAACGACAACCTAGATGGATCTGACGTTGCATTCAAACCATTAGTCGATGAATGTGAATAAATTTCAAATTAAACAAGGTGGGGTAACCAACAAGCAGATCAATATTCCTGTTCAATTACAATGGGATTATTTGGGTATGGACTTGTCGATAGATGAGTATGAAGTCAAAATGATCGAAGAGGTGATTGGAAAAGGACGAGACTTTGAAGTTTCTCGATTTGCTCACGCACCTGCGACTGGGACAACTGATAACACCGAGGTTAATTATGAATTCTACTTTTACTCGGGTGGATCTTTGAATGACCAATCAAATTGGAGATTGGACTATCAAAGTGAGGGATTTACACCACAAGAAATATATTATTATAGAAATAACTTTGCAAATTCTTTTTTTAAATTGGACTTGTATGATACCCCCGATGAAAAAAAACAAACCAATTATGTGACAATCATATTACCTACTCAACAAGGTTTGACTATGGAGGCACAAATGCAAAGAACTTTGGTTAACATAAAGAAACCAAAATTTGTTTTGGATTATATAGGAGATAAAGATGGTTTTTTTATTTATTGGTTGAAAAAAAGGACTTTCTTGAATATTGACACATTCTACATGTCAGCAAAATTTTATGATGCCAAAGTTGGGCAATTCAAAACTATGATGACAGGTCGGGGATCGAATCCATTGGATCTAACTAACGGACCACAATATAACTTAGTTGGTAATAAATACGCTTTCGACAATACACAATATTTTTATTATACCGTAAAGTTGAACTATAGAACTTTGGCTTACGAAGTTCTGAATACTTATGGGCAAAGGTTGGGAACCAATATTCCCATAAAATGGTATGAGTACGTCAATCCAACGCAGTAATGGGACAAGATTATTATAAGTTTATAGTTTCACCTGAAAACATCAAAGGAGACCTCTCAGTTGTTGATTATAAGGGAACGCCTGTCGGAGTGTATTCTGCAATGACTCAGGTTGTCAGCGCTGGACCAAGTGGAACTTCTATCTTGACAGGGCTGTCTGTTAATATTCTATTGAGACAAACTGCCGTGGATGTTGGGTATTATAGTCCATTTGATGGTGCGGTTTTACAGAAAGATGTAGTTACGAACTTTATTTTTTCTTCAACTACGTCGAATCCATACATTTGGAATATATACAACACATCTGAGCAATTTCAAAAGTTTTTGGAATTATCTTCTTACAAGGTCGATTGGGGGGATGGAAGCCCTAAACAAACTATTACGACATTTTCTCCTGATTCGATAAGCCACACCTATCCCGAAGCAACTACTCAGTATACCATTACTTTGGAACAAACAAATCCTTGGGGGGTGACTAAGGTATCCAAAAAAATAAATGTTCCATATTCAAATGTTGTTCCCTTCAATCCAACAGGACAAGCATTCTTTGCACCTTCAACTGGAAATTGGATTGGTACTCCCGTTTCTTATGATTATATCTTTTCAGGAGACGCGGTAAATGAAGTTTCGGCACAAACATCTAACAACTATGTAACGGTGCCATTCACAGTTTCAGGTAATACTAAATCAAGAGTAAATGAATTAGCATTGTATGGAACTCCAAAATTTCAAGTCGGAGTACCTGTAATTTCAAATGGACAAATATGGGGGGCGATATCGGACATCAATCCAATATACACCGCCTATACTATTACAGAGGTAAATTATTATGACTACAATGACGGAACAACCATTTTCTTTCAACAATCTTCAGGATTTACTTCAAATAATTTGACTTCAGTTCCTATCACAAAAGATGAGGTTTTACTGAAAGTGATCGACCAAGCACAAATACAGACAAATGTTTTTGTGGAAAGAGGAAAAGTAAGTGCCTATGAGAGAGTTCAAAGATTGGGAGAAGTAGATAACTTGGGGGATATGATCAACTACGGGTATGGATTTTTTAATGTAGTTAATAAGCAAAGACCTCTTTGAAAAAAAGAACTAAACTATTTATAAAATAAAAATAAGATATGGCAATTGGATCATATGGCACGATAAGACCTTCAGATGTTTCACCCGCTGACGTTGAAATCATAATGAATTACACTCCAACAAGAGATGTGACAGATCAATTTGTGTTAACAAAATTAGATGCACAAACTATTCTGAGACCTTATTTCGCAAACAGTGAAACTGGAGGTACACCAGGAGTAGAAGTTTTGGGAGGACTTTACAATTTAACTCTTCCTGCGAATCAATTTAACGCTTTGGGAATTTATACACTTTATCTGAGACCAGCCGAGATTAGAACAGTAATCTCAGATTGTGGGGTTCTAAGTGCATTACCGAACGTGAAAGGTATTATCATTGACATTACAGATGTACCAGTACAATATCAGAATAAATTTGTACCACAGGGATTAGTTGGATTTAGAATTGAATATCTAAACTCAGACGGATCTAGAATACCCAACTTTTTCAGAGTTGTTACATCTAGTTTCTTTTGCGAACCTGTTGTAACTAATGAAGTAAACACGACTCAGAAAGCTATACGATATAGATATGTTGATGGAAATTCAAATTTAATATTTCTAACATTATCTCCTTCATCTTCGCCAACAAACAAACCAAACGCAACACCGTTTATTGGTCAGCCAGATCAGAATATTATCATTACTAATACCTTTTTCAATCCAGTGACAATCGAAATTGAAATGGTTGAGTACGATATCTCATCTCTTGCGATTGCTCTGTATGGTAATCAAACTAAATCTATCGATGATGGTATATACACTATCTACGACTCAAGTAACAACATATACAGACAATACAATCTTTACGAAATTAGAGATCAATTTAATGCTCTTCTTTATGAGGTTAGACAGAGTAGAGGTAATAATATTGATTTCAGTAAAAACTTTACAAACATAACTAGTTAATGGCTACGACTCAAAGTACTACCAAATTTTTTTACCCACCACGGCCAGGTAGTGGTGCTGCAACCTTCTCTGACAATATTGTAGGATTACAAACAGTTGAAGGGGGAGGGTTGACGCAAGGTAACTTCGAGTTTACAACTTCGGTAGTTGAAAAAGTTAACAGAACTTTTAACGTAGGAGCGTTTTCTGAACCAATCAATTTAGAGGGATTAGATATCAATGATGTTAATGAAAGTAGAAGAATACTTGCAACACAATTCAGAGTTTACCCGAACTATGATGTGTCTCAGGTTCTAAACTTTTCGATGTATGGATCATTAAGTAAACGATTCCAAGTTTCGATAACAGACATCATTCATAAGTTTCCAGCATCACTCGATGTAGTATTTAACAATCCACAGTTTATTACAGCCGCAACGGCTACAAATATATCTTATGATTCAGTATTAGATGAAACATCTTTTCGTGTCTTTGTAAGTAGAATCAATAACCCTTTTGATATCGATTATTCAATTTCTGCGGCAACTAATCTATCGGTTAGGGAGATTGTAGTTTCACCATATCGTAATTTATATAACACCTATTTGGACTATTGCGTCTCCATTGACGACAATATTTTCAACTTAGTTTCTTTCACTCCATCACCAACATTATCGACAGGATATGTTGATTTCATAGTTTCGGGAGCACCTTTCGGAACAACTGCGGCAACTTTCTTTAGAGATTTTCAAATTAGACCAAACGATTTTGTTGTAGATAAAGTTTTCGCTGAAGACTTCGATGAAGTACAAAAGTTCCTTCTTAATAGATTGATTAGACCCGAGTATACCGCCCTCTTCCAAGTTCCACAACAAAACGAAGCTGGACAGTTTTTTACAGACTACAAACAAGTAACTTGGCCAAAAGAAGGAGTTTGGAACTTGGATATCAAGTCATTCTTGTTCGAAAATTATTTATCTCAATTGGAACAGATCGCCGCCAACTTAGATGAGTTTAAAACTAACTTAGTTTCAAGATTTTTAATCTCTGACTCGTTGAAGGAATTTGATACGCTTGGAAGAAAAGTTGAGAAAATATTTCAAATTTATGGTAGAAGTTTCGATCAAATTAAACAATTTATTGATGCGTTAGCTTACATGAATTCCGTAAGTTATAATGCGACAAACGACATACCATCACAACTGTTAGTAAATTTAGCACAAACTTTAGGTTGGAGCTCTAATTTTTCTCCAATAACAAATGAAGATTTTCTAAGTTCCGTATTTGGGAATACATCAACACCAACATATCCTGGATATGCTAGAGCTCTAACACCAACTGAGTTAAACTACTCCTTCTACCGTAATTTAATTCTAAATGCGTCATACCTTTTCAAGTCAAAAGGTACTCGAAGATCTGTAGAGTTTATGTTACGGTTAATTGGGGCTCCTGAATCACTAATCGAATTCAATGAATACATATACTTGGCTGACCAAAAAATCAACATGGAGCAATTCGATGTTCAATGGGCTGCTATCTCAGGTGGTACTTATGTTGAAAATACACCAGCATATCTACCGGGATCAACGTATAAAATCAAAGGACAAGTATTCACAGCGTTTACCTCAACTAACACATATACTGATGTCACAACACAATTAGATGATTACCCTGTAGATTTTGAGGGATACCCTGACGCTCCTTTAAACACGGAAAGTTATTTCTTCCAAGTAGGGGCTGGATGGTATGAGTCAACACCATCCCATAGAAGTCCCGAAGAAACTGTTATAACTGGTAATGTTTTCACAGGTCAAAATTTTGATGTTCAGACACAGCTGACTCCATTCAGTTATGGACAACCATATCTTGATAGATTCAGAAATTTCCCATTCATGACTGAAGGATTCAAATTGAAAAAAGTTGTGGATAACAACAAATCATGGTTGAGGGATGATGACAAAATAAGAATTTCAACGAGTGCGGACTATAATGCATATTACTTTGTAGACAACGAAAAGTTGGTACTCAATGTTAAAAATGCTGATATTTTCTTAAACCCATCACAAGGGTTAGTTTATGATGTGTGGGATCAATCAAGAAGATATGACTATCCAATACCTGAAACTGGACTCACAGTTAATTATCCTGTACCAGGGGGAGTCGATTCTACCTTTGTAAATCCTGAACCGAAAAAGAAAACATTTTTTGAATTTTCTCAAACCTTTTGGGAAAATATGATCAATGTTAGAAATAGACAATACATCACGGATGGAAAGACAGGAGGATATCCTACTCTACAATCTATCTTTTGGAAATATATTGAATCTCAAAATACGGTAGGTTTACCAAACAATCAATATACCTATCAGAAATTGATAGACTATGTAAATGGTATTGGTCCTTATTGGATGAAGTTAGTTGAACAAATGGTTCCAGCAACAACTTTGTGGAACACAGGAGTCAAGTTAGAAAACTCAATATTCCAAAGACAAAAATTTGTTTACCGAAGACAGAGAGGATGTCAATTTGTACCAGTCCCTGTCGATCCTTGTTATATAATCTCGAATATTTTCGATTATACATGTACAACAGAATATGTAGATTTTAACATATATCCTTGGTTGAATGGAGATGTTGATGTCAATGACTTTAATAGTATCTTGAGTAACCGAGTCAATAATATGTTAGCCCAAAGTGGATTGACTCTCAATGATTGTGTCCAGAATTCAATAGAAACTACTTGGTATGTTGACCTAAGAATAGATAATCAAATCTTGATTCAAGAACAATTCTATACAGGATATGGATTGAATGACGTTCCAACAAACACCTTATGGAGAAATGCTTTGATTCAGTATTTACCACAGTTATATGATTATGGGTTTACCTATTTCTTGAACGGAAATTTTCTGACAATAACAAGTTTGACTTGTACAGAAAGAAATTTGAATGATACGCTTTCTCTGAATTCTGGGATAAATATAAGTATAAACTGTACTAATAACTAATGGCCTTGAATTATAATATAACGGTAACTGGAGATTGTAGTAGTAACAATTCAGGGGCATTTAATTTATATGTTAGTGGAGGTACCCCTCCGTATACAGTAGAATTTTTAAGTCCTGTCTACGCATCACAAACTATCACGACACAACCAGCTTCATTAGTTGGATTGGCGAGTATAGTCTATCAGATGAGAGTTAACGATAGTAGTTTACCTACTAACGAACAATTCTTATTAAACATACCAATTTCTAGCGGAGTTTGTGGGTCAATTGTTGCAACACAAAATACAACTTGTGGTCTGAACAATGGATCAGTAACTGGATCGTCTACATCCCTTTATTCGTCAACAAACTTTTCATTATATGATGTAAATAACAATTACATCACTTCATCTGTTACCAATACTAACGCAGTAGTATTCGGAGAGTTGAGTGCCGGGACTTACTATTTGGGTGTAACTGACTTGGGGGGTTGTACTGCATTCACCCAAACTTTCATCATTGAAGATTCAGGTACTTTGAATTATGGATTGTATGCGGTTCCTAACTCGAGTTGTGGAGGATCACCAATAGGGAAAATATTTGTTACAGGTCAAACAGGTTTAGCACCTTACTCTTACTTGTGGAGTAATGGCCAGACAGGAAGTACTATCACGGGATTGACTTCGGGTACTTACTCTGTAGATGTAACAGACTCTTATGGATGTACTGTAACTAAAACCGCTGTCATTACAGATGTCAATCCTGTGGGATTAGGATTATTTACTTCAACGGCTCCGAGTTGTTTACAATCGAACGGTGTGATAAATATGACTATCACAGGGGGGACTGAACCCTTTTACTACTCTGCGTCAACAGGAGATGTTTTGGTTTCTTATTCAAGAACATATACTTTATCTAACCTTTCCGCTGGACAATATAATTTCCAAGTAACTGATGCAGGCCTTTGCCAAATGTTTGCTGGTACCACCTTGGAGTCACCGAGTGGTATAACGTCGGTCTCGGTTCAAGGACAAAATTCAAGTTGTTCTAGTAGCAACGGATCTATAACTGTAAATGTAGTAGGTGGAACTACACCTTATACATACACTTTGATATATCCAACTGGAAATCAATTAAACATCAATACAAGTCAAACAACGCAAATATTTGAAAACCTAAGTGGGGGGACATATACTGTTGGAGTTGCGGATAACTCGGGGTGTTCTTACCTCGAGGAGTTAACGATTATTGCTCAAAATAAGTTTTCATTCTCAACTCAAGTTGGTGGAACTTCTTGTAATCAAAACAATGGAACGGTTACTATATTAACCACAACGGGAGCGACACTTCCTTTAGATTATTCTGTGGATGGAATTCAAAACATTGTTGATACAAATTTAACAGGTGTCACGTTCAATAACTTGTCGGGAGGTACGCACATTATAACTGTAACTGATGCTGATGGATGTGCAAGAACTAGCAACATAGTTGTTCCTTTCAGTCAACCACTTACTTATTCGTTGGTAAATACTTCCTGTGGTAGTGGTAATAGTGGAAAAATTACAGCATTCATTACTTCAGGAGAACCTCCATTCACTTTCAATTGGTCGACTAATGTTCCAAATAATCCTCAGTCAATCCAAGTATCCGGATTAACTGCAGGGACCTATTCATTGACCGTGGTCGACAATAATGGTTGTTCTCTCACAAGAAATTCTACTATCTCTTGTAATCAAAATTCTTTAACCTACCAAACATATACAATGGGTGCGGAGGTATTCAATATAGAGTCTCCAACTAAGTTTGGTCTATTGCAAATGTTAAATGAGGGATATGAAGACTTAACCAATTCAAATAATGGTTGCGATCTTATAGATGCGACGTTTACTGCAAAAGTTTCAGTGAATCCGAGTGGGGTAGTTGTAAGCCAAAACTTCTTTACTTCAACCTCTTTAATACAAGTTCCAACCGACAATCAATGGTATGATACTTTGAAAAACTTGTTGTTAAGTATAAGTGGAGTTGGAAATGTGATTATAGATCAATTGAATAATCAAATAACGATTGAAACAAGTCGAAACAATACTTCATTGGAAGGGGAAGAAATTGTTGTAGAGTTGATAATCGACTATAATATAATTTGTTTATCATGAGTAATCAGGTAGTTGTAACATCGATAACAGGGGGGACTCCACCAATTAGTGTGTACATATCTGACATATATGGAAACTATGAAACGTTTTTAGGAACAATTAGTGGGGCAGTCCCTCCACAAGTCGAATATAATACGGTTATTCCACCAATATTTCAAACTGCGCCTGAAATATTGTTGAAAATGGTTGATGCTAACAATTGCCAAGTATTTAAAGTATTGACTTGTGTATTTGGTGATTTCATCATAACTCAAAATGGAATTATAATAATAACTCAAAGTGGTAACAGTTTGGTTTTACAGTCATCAGGAGACGTTCCTCTATAGAACGAAAAATAAAAAAAATGATATAGAGAAAAAAATAAATAGAAAAATATTTATAAGTTATGTCAAACACTCGAATAACTGATTTACCAATAGTATTATCTGCGTCATCTAACGATAGATTTTACATTGTTACTAACTATACTGGAGGAACCTCGGGAACCTCAGGCCAGATTGCATTTTCTTCATTGACCGCTAGTATTTCTGGTGGAACTGGTACAAGTGGGTCATCAGGATCGAGTGGAAGTAGTGGATCAAGCGGAACTTCAGGAACAAGTGGTTCATCAGGAACATCAGGTAGCGGAACCTCAGGAACTAGTGGATCTTCAGGAACAAGTGGTAGTTCAGGAACAAATGGTTCATCAGGAACAAGTGGTAGTTCAGGTTTAGAGGGGAATTTGGCAATATGGAGATTTACGGGAAATACTAGTACTACAACAGATCCTGGAGTATCCTATTTTTCATTAAACACTGGAGATGATTTTTCACTAACCACAACTTCAATTGCGATCGATGATATTGCCTATGCTCCATCTGCATCTTTCCAAACTATATTAAATTCACTTACAGTTGATACAATTATTAAAATTGTAAGAGTTGATGATCCATCATATTTCAAAATTCTTAAAATAACTGCAATAAGCCCAACTATCGGTGGATACGAAGACTATGATGTTCAACAAATTTCTGGTGGAGGTTCATTGTCAGTTCCAGATAATACACAATTTGCATTTACTATTGCAGGACAACCAGGAACCTCAGGATCCGCTGGAACTTCAGGGACTAGTGGATCTTCAGGAACAAGTGGTACTTCAGGTACCTCAGGTACTTCAGGGACTAGTGGATCTTCAGGGACATCTGGTACTAATGGAACTTCTGGTACTAATGGAACTTCTGGTACAAATGGAACATCAGGTACATCAGGAACAAGTGGAACATCTGGTTCATCAGGAACTGATGGCACTTCAGGAACAAGTGGAACATCTGGTTCATCAGGAACTGATGGCACTTCAGGAACAAGTGGAACATCTGGTTCATCAGGAACTGATGGCACTTCAGGAACAAGTGGAACTTCTGGTTCATCAGGAACTGATGGCACTTCAGGAACAAGTGGAACTTCTGGTTCTTCAGGAACTGATGGCACTTCAGGAACAAGTGGAACTTCTGGTTCTTCGGGTACAGATGGTACTTCAGGAACAAGTGGAACTTCTGGTTCTTCAGGAACTGATGGCACTTCAGGAACAAGTGGAACATCTGGTTCATCAGGAACTGATGGTACTTCAGGAACAAGTGGAACTTCTGGTTCTTCAGGAACTTCAGGAACAAGTGGAACTTCAGGAACAAGTGGAACATCAGGTTCATCAGGAACTGATGGAACTTCAGGAACAAGTGGAACATCAGGTTCATCAGGTACAGATGGCACTTCAGGAACAAGTGGAACATCTGGTTCATCAGGAACTGATGGCACTTCAGGAACAAGTGGTACATCAGGAACAAGTGGAACGTCAGGTTCATCAGGTACCTCAGGAACAAGTGGTACATCAGGAACTTCAGGAACTAGCGGAACTTCAGGTACAGATGGCACTTCAGGAACTAGTGGAACTTCAGGATCAAGTGGTACATCAGGAACAAGTGGTACATCAGGAACTAGTGGTACTTCAGGAACTAGCGGAACATCAGGAACAAGTGGTACATCAGGAACTAGTGGTACATCAGGAACTAGCGGAACATCAGGAACAAGTGGTACATCAGGAACTAGTGGTACTTCAGGTACATCAGGAACTAGTGGTACATCAGGAACTAGTGGTACTTCAGGTACATCAGGAACTAGTGGTACCTCAGGAACTAGCGGAACATCAGGTACTAGCGGAACATCAGGAACTAGTGGTACCTCAGGAACTAGTGGAACATCAGGTACCTCAGGAACAAGTGGTACTTCAGGAACATCAGGAACTAGTGGTACTTCAGGAACTAGTGGAACTTCAGGTACTAGTGGTACATCAGGAACATCAGGGACTAGCGGAACATCAGGTTCAAGTGGTACTTCAGGAACAAGTGGTACTTCAGGGACTTCGGGATATGAAGGAAATTTAGCGATATGGAGATTCAACGATAATACCGATACTAGTACCGATCCAGGTAGTGGATATTTTAAATTGAACTCTTCAACTTGGGGTCAAACAACTAGTTCAGTTGCTATTGATAATTTATCGTTTTCACCTGTTGTATCATTTGCGACTTTCTTAGATTTAGTTGTGCCTGGTTCAATACTAAAATTAGTAAGTATTACTGATCCAACAACATACAAA